ATCCGTTTAGGGATATGGAGCGGCAGCCGGAAATACGAAAGTTGCGGAACAGATTAACCGAGGACCGATTAAAAGAAATGCAAGTTATCTGTAAGAAAAACTTGCCGAGATTTTATTGTATTTTCTGCTTATCGTTTTTATCGGGCCTGCGTCTTGGTGAATATACGGCACTCGACAAAGAGGATATAAAACAGGCCAGATGTGAAATTTTTGTAAATAAGCAGTACACTCGCAGAGAATTAAAAAACAGAAACAAAACCGAAAAATCTACTCGTATTGCCAGATATCCGGAGCAATTAAACGAAATTATTAATTGGCACATTCGGAAATTCGGTATATTTTCAGGTTTAATGTTCAGGGGCAAAGACGGCAAACCTGTAAGCCCGAATTGGGTAAGTGCGCAATTTAAGACATTATTAAAACTTTGCGGCTATCCTGAAAACTATATGAGGGTACACGATTTAAGAGGCGAATTTGTAGACTTGCTGCACCAAGAGGGAACGCCAACAGTTGTAATATCGAGATTACTCGGCCACGCTCGGACATCTACGACGAATGATGTTTACTCGTCAATTTTAGAAGAAACAAATACAACTGCTATGGTAAAATTGGGAGCAAAAATTTTTTAGACAAGTTTTCGTGAGCAAATCTGTGAGCAAATCGAATTTAGACATCAAAAAAGGGCTTTAGCAAAAACGCTAAAACCCTTTAAAATTCGGAGACACTGGGATTCGAACCCAGGATGCAGGTTGCCCCACATAACACCTTAGCAGGGTGTTAAAATATCATTTTCAGAGTTTGCATATTTTTCATAGTGTTCAGAAAGCCCCATAAATACTGACTTTTTGATTTTCAGATTTTTCATATTTTTCACATTTTTTATATTTTTGTGAGCAAATTGTGAGCAATGTGAGCAAATTGTGAGCAAAAAAAATACCCCGTCTGTAGAGACGAGGTAATGAAAAGTAGAAAAGCCGAAAAGAGTTTTTTAGTAATTAAGTGTTAAAAATTGATTTCGATTTTTTGTGCTGCCAAGTATCGAATAAGATATGTGAACCCATTTATCGTTACCGTCTTTTTCTTGTATACATTGGTCGATTGACAATTTACCTGCAGCAACAAATTCTTTTATATCATTAAATAGTTTTTTATAATCTAAAACCATACGGGAGTCGTCCGTAAAAATTAATACGGCCTCAATGTCTCCGGCCTCTCCAGTACAATGTTGAGATTTATCTGAAGGATGTCGACCAAGTTTTCTTAAAAGATTATTCAGGGCCAAACTACGATAACCGCTTGTAATATTTAATATAACAGATTTTACGGTTTTGCCGTTAACAATTTTACCTTTATATTTTATATTTAATAATTCTCGCAAAGGTTCAAAGAGGAACTTGCAAGTATGTTTGAGAGTTCCCCTGTGAACAAGTGGGGGTGTGTTGTTAATGTTATATTTTTGAGCCGTTGCGCTGTATATTAATTCTTCCTCTGTGAAATGTTCTGTTAGTTTCATAATTACCTCTCTACCCTAATTGGCCAATAATACTCCGTTAAATAACTTATTGCGTCGAAAATATGCAGCAAAAATTTTGTGTTGCGGTCCTGTTTTAACTTATGTATTGTTGGCGCGTCAATAAGACTTGTGCCTTCTTTAAATCGTAAATTATAAACATTCTGCATAATATATTTGCATTTTCGAGGGTCCACAAATAAATGTCTTTGCCCTTTCGCATTCTTAACCCTCGCATTGAATGATGATACTCGGTTTAAAATCGGTGGGTTATAATCTCTTAACCTGAATTGCACATTCGTATATCCGTGTTTTTTGAGTGCATTTTTAATAATTACATAGTTTGTATATTCGCTCTGTGTACTTCTGTTATCTCCGGAGGCGTCGCCATTTATAATTATCTCCGCTTTATGATTTGGATATCTACGCAAAAACTCGTCAATACATTGCTGTGTCGTGGTGTTCTCGATAACAATTTCATCAAAGAAATACACATTTTCATCATCTTTATGTGCAACAGCCCACATCATTGGGTCTACATTAAAGTCGCAAGTTAGATGTAATGGCAAGTTAGGACAATATTTAAGGTTCTTTTTATTTTCGTCGGAAAATCCCTTAACAACAAGGCCGCTATTATAATTTCCGAATTCGCCTAATACATTAATCCTGAAATATTCTTCGTCAAAACTATCCTTCATTGATTGAATAAAGTGTTCGGGCAAGTAAATATTATTTGTAGTCGGAGCAATTATAAGGCGATAATTTGGCTGTTTATTTTCTACAAATCTCTCCCATATCCAGCCTTTATCCGGTTGTGGGTTTGTATGGCCGAATAATCTGTATCTAAAATTTTTCCAATTCGGGCCGCGATAAGTATTTCTCAAACGGCCGATAAGTTGCTTGAATGACGAATCGGATATTTGAGAGGCCTCCTCAATTTCTGCCCAATGCAAGTTTAATGACTTAAATTTTTCTGGATCATCAAGTGATGAAAATAATATTTCAGAACCATTAGAGAATTTTATTATTTTATCTATTTTATTATATTTATAATCTTTTCCGGCCACATATCCAAGCGCGTCAAGATGTTCTAAATAACTTACAAGTGTAGTTTTTCTTACAAGTTCATATTCTTTAGCACCAACGAGGCCGCGAGAACCTGCAAATTTTCGGGCCAATAAAATACCGAGTAAAGAACCGCACCAAGTTTTACCCGAACCAAAACCGCCCTGATAAATCGCTACATCGAGTTTTTTATCGTGCGGTATTTCCATAAACTCTGTTTGTTTATCTAATAGATTATATTCCCTGCAAACCTACTTTCTGCCGGTTAAAATATCATAGATTTTATCAAGTTTTTTGTTGACATCATCATATTGTTTTCTGACAATATCGAATTCCGATTTTGTCGTGTAGCCCTGCGCTATGTCGCTTATAATTTCCCTGTGCTTTTGTTCGAGTTTTTCTGGTGTTACAAACAAATTATATTGAAATAGTATTGCAATAACCAGAACCGCAAAAGGCGCGTATTTTTCAATTTTTTCCATTATTTTATCCCCACTTACAAAAAAGTTTCTGAAATGTATTAACACTATGTTTCATTAAATATCGTTTAAATTTTCCCACTTTTGAACTTTCCAGAAGTGCATTAAACACTTCTGTTGAAAATTCCACATCATTCATAACATACTGATGATTTTCACAAAGTACATCATGAACCAATGCGCCAATTAAAAATGAATTGTCTGTTGGCGCGCCTATTATTCTGCGGAATAACCACGGGATTGAGGCGCCGTCATAACAATAACCTTTCGGAATATCAAATTCATAGGTCCTGTCCTTGACTTTATCTCTTAATCTAACCGTTAAATTAGTTTTATTTATAAACGGATATTTTTTAACGGCCTGAATTTCCGCGTCTGTCATAGAAGGAGTTGCATAGCGAATTGAAACATACGGCGTACCGTTGAAATATACTATAACTTTTTCATTTTCGCACCATTTAATCATTTACCCTCCTTCAATGCTTTTAATAAATTCTTTAACCAGCCTTTGATATATTCAACTCCGTCAAGGTCAAAAGTCTTTACATCAAGCATTATTTTTATATATTCAATCAGACTTTCAAGGTCTATATAATTTTTTATCGGTTTATTACCGCGTTTATTATTTGCAGCCGGATTCATTATTGAGTAATTAAATAATGTTGAAGGGCCGCCTTTTGACTTTGGGATTGTGTGGTCTACACTCGACTCACCGCGTTTTAATTTATGGCCCGTGATGTCTCGTTTTAAGGGAATATTTCCCCTGTCAAATTCTGTTTTTAATATTGATTTGTTACCGAAAGTGACAGCCGATACTTGCATTAAAAACTCCAAGTCCAATAAAACATAAGTACATCATCAACGAATTTAAAATGTGCCACAATAAAACTCCCCAAGGCCATTATTTTAGTCATTATTCAAGACTTCCAAACAATCAAAATAAACCTCTTTAAGTTCCGGAAATTTGTTTACCAAAAGTTCTACATTAACTTTTAAGTTGTTAACAATTAACTTTGTTTCATTTTCCAGAGCGGAATTAGATTTAATAATTTTCTTAATTTCTTTGGCTTTTTTGAGCGCTTTTCTGTAATTCATAAATTGTTTAAATATATTCATAAATTCCTCCTATGAAATTACGGCCAAAGCAGTATCTTCTGCCAAAGGATTTAATTTAACCCAGATTTTTTCATTATTGTAAGTAAAAGTAAATCCGTGATGTTCTAATAGTTCGTGTCCTCTAAAAGTATTTTCAGGGGCCGAATCAGCAATACAAACTTCGCTTATTCCGCTTGCAAGCACGGAAAGTGTGTAAGTGTCGCCCTGTGTTAAAGAAAGTGAACCGAGAGTCACTAAATCATTCCAACTTCCTTTTGTAACTGTGATGTCTTTTGTTGCCATAATTTATTCTCCTTAATTTTATACTGTACCTTTATAACTAACTTCTAACTCTAAATTATCAATACTTGCCTGCGTTATCTCTACAACATTTGTACCTGCCTGAATAGTAAGCGGTTGACCTGTTACTGTTTCGGTTGTAGGTGAACTGATTGGATACAGGACTATTACTGGTGTTCCGTTTGCGTATTGGTCAGCAAGGAATTGTTTCCAAGTCGCAAGGTCTGTATTGTGCGTTGTGTCTTTAATCAAGAGTTCATTTGTATTGACATTTATCTTGCAAGAATTATCGGGCATATTGCCAATACTTGCAGAACCAAGAAAACCTTGATAATGTGTACAATATGGTTCCCAATCCGCTGAACCTGTTGCACTATCGGTCAATACTAATTTTGTTCTGACATCGGTTCTTGACCAATCTTCCGCACCATCCAGTACCTTTATCCCTACATTTCTATCCACCTTACCGTCAAGAACTGATTGTACATCCTGATAATCGCCCACCTTTAGCAACATTTCAGCCGTTGCAGAACCGCCGTTGAAGTATGGTTCGTATTCTGGCATTGTTTCAACTGTATAAGAACCTTGTACAACTTGTGCGGTATTCCAATCTATATAAGAGCTTGATGTAAAGTTTGCACTAAAAGCAAAGAAACCGTCTTGTGTTGGGGTTATGGTTTGTGCATATTCTATACCAGCGTTTGCTACAAATACGGTTTGTGATAACCAATTCTTTTCTGTATCAAGAAGATTCAACCTAACATTTGCCCCTCCTTGCAAACCATTTAAACCTACTGTGTATGTAACACCCGCTTTAACTGGTATGTAATCACTCAATCGTGCGTCTGGCGCAGGTGCATATACCCCTGTTGGCGTATAATAATAACCGTCAATGCAACTAGCTAAATCTAGTAAATTCTTCCCGTGTACATTTACCGTTTCAACTGTTCCGTCTGTATAAATACCGCCCTCAATATATGGAGCATAAGGCATTGAATTGCCTTTGTTCAACATCCAATTAATTGAAAAAACTTTATCAAGAGTTACATCGCTACTGTCAATATTAGCCCCAAATCTTAAGTACTTTGTTGTTGACCTTGTTGTAATCGTTAGTGTTGTATTACCGCCCGTACTCCCTGCGTTTCTTCTGCTAAATCCTCCATCATCTGCTGTTTTGTATTCTGATATTGTGACGTAATACACAGGTGTGCTCATTGTCAATGTGTAAGTTGTGCTAGGTTCTACAGGTATATAGTCCTGATATATCCAGTTTTGAGGACTTTCCATTACCACACCTGAATTTGAAATATAATAACCGACCAATGCTGTTTGTGCGTTTACATTTGCCATATTAAGGCTATATTTTATCGCCCCGTTATTGCAAACAATATCAATCGGTGCATCGGGTGTCGGTACTACTGCATCTCCTGCAACAAAATCACCTGTGCCTGCGTTTGGTAACATAGTACCACTTACTCTGTCATACATACTGTTAGTTGTGCCATCACCAGCAGGAACAACATCACGAACCAAAACACCATTATCCCATAATTGACAAAAAGCAATATCAACATAACCGATACCCATTGTACCGTTATTGTCAAAACCAAACAATTTTAGGGTTTGTGGTGTTTCAAACTCCACAATGTTATAATCATTGCCAACAGATACCCCGTCAATACTGTGTTCTGTTGCACTGAGTACTACAGTTTTCCATACATCTAAA